CGCCCTCGGTGGCATTCAGCTCAGCCATCGGACGCACAACACCGCTAGCCAGGAAGGCATCGCGCTGGGTGGTCTGTTCAATGACGTACGGCGTAAATACCTCAGGAACGATGATGTCCGACCGAAGAGTCGCCATCGTTTAAGTCCAAAAGTGTTTTTACAGAACGGGCGCAGCCCTAATACCAGCGCAGCCGGTTTGCTGAAAGTTTAACGTGCTGCTTGTGCTTTCAACCTTTCGTATAAATCACGGTCAGTCTTAAACAGCCGCGATTGTTCCGTCAGGTTGTAGCTCTCAGGCAAGAACGGGTTAGCAACACCGGCAGGGATTTCGCCGGAGCTGCGTCCGATAGGTGCGCCGCTGCCCTGAGGCTTCGGTTGCTTCTGCATCCAGGTAGGCAGGGTCTTCGCCCATTCCTGAACCGGAGTGCGCTGATAGCCATCGACGACCACAACCGTTCCATCAGGCTCGCGCTCGATCTGATCGGGCGACAGCTTGGTCTTCATAATCAGGTCTGGATCATGCACGATGTCTGCCAGGGCGCTAACAGCAGGCGTTAGCAGCTCAAGTTCTCGAACACGCTGCTCTAGCTCTGCGATGCGCTTGTCCTTTTCCGCCGTCGCCTCACGGAACTGCTGCTCCAGAGCTTGCCTCGCTTCAGAGTATTTCCCCTGCGATTCGAGTTCCTGCTGTTCGGCTTGTCTTTTGAACTGAATCAGCTCCTCGATGTCAACACCATCAGGAACTGCCTTTGCTCGATCAACTGCTTTTTTGTATTCGTCAAGCAGTTGGGCGTTCTTCTTGTCCATTGCTTCTAGCCGCTTTTGCAGCACAGCAATCTCTTGTTCGGCTCCAGGTGCCGCAGGCTCCTGAGCTTGAATCTCGTCAGACATAAAACCCGCAGGGTTTATTGGCGGACCTAGGTTAATGGTCGATGATTAGAAATGTCAAAATCAGCAGGTCACCATTTAACCTTGTCAGCCCAATATGCGGGGGACATCTTGCCTTTAGCGATGTTCTTGGCGTGTCTCGCCTTAAACGATGCCCTTCTGGCTTTGTCCCCTGCTGATTCTCCTTTTCGTGCTGGTGAGCCTGACACGCCCTGCTGACCGAACCTAATCAGCCGCACCTTGTCGCCTTCTTTAACAAGGACAGCGTGAGACTTGCTCGGATGCTTGGGCGTCCGCTTCGGCTTGTTATAGCCGTCAAACTGCTCACCGCGATAGTTGATCATTTCCGCCTCGGTGCTGCGGACAGCTCAGAGCGTTTTTTAAGAACAGGGTTGCCGGTGCTTTCTGACTTGATCGCAACGACCGGATCATCAGCAGTGCCTCGCCGGGTAACAGTACCGCCCGTTGGACCCTTGATCGAATGGCTACCAGCTCCAGGGGTGCTGGTTACAACGCCATAGGTCCTGGTGCCCTGGTACATCCAGCTAACACGATCACCGCGTTTCACTTCTTCTTGCCTCCCTTTTTCTTGCCGCCCTTGGACATCGGCTTAGGCTTGCTGTGATAAGGCATCAGCTTGATGCGGATGCCGTCATCCTATTCAGCCGCTTTTTTTGGGGAGCGTGTGGCACGTTTTGCTTTTGGTGCTGCCTTTGTCTCGTCCTGCTTGACAGGCTTCTCCTCTTTAAGTGCCATTCCAAACTTATTGCGCCATTGCAGGGTGCCGTCTTCGAGCTTGACCTGCCTCGCCAGCACTAGCTCGCCGTTGAGGTTAATCGTTTGGAACTCCTGGTTTGACATTGGGATACTTGCTAGCCAGTTGACTCAAGGTTAGTTCGCTTCCATCCTCACGGACAAAACGACGAACAGCATCAGTCGGTCCGTATTTCTTGGAGAGATAGTTGAAGTAAGGCGTCTTGCTGCCAAAGACCTTTTCCTTCTGCTCTGGGTTGGCTTGCAGCCATTCGCCGTAGGTCTGCCGCATTTCTAGCGTCCGCTTAGCGAAACCCTTGACCAAGGGGACTCGCATCGAGCGGCAGTTGAAGTGAACAGGCGGCTGCGGTCCTTCGCCCCAGTCGTAGACCTTGCCATCGAGTGCTCGGCAGATCGGGGAGGTCCGGCTATCAAGGACAGCGGTGTAGCGATACCGCTCGGTTGCATCGGGGTTCGCCAAGGCGACCTCCTGCATCGCAGCATCATTGACCTGCGTGATACTGCTGCGAACGATGGCGCGGATCTGGTTATTCGCACGAGCCGTGACCAATCCGCCCTGTTGAATCTGTTGATTAACAGTCCCGAGCCGTTCGCGGTTCAGCCTTCCCTTAAGCCTGCGGACGATGCTCTCCGTCGATTCGCCAGTCAGGAGACCATTCCGAACCGCCTGCGCGAACAGCTCTGCCTGTGCAGTGCCGATGTTCTCGAACGCCTTCCGCACGATCTGACCGTTCGGCAAGGTAAGAGTCAAACCATCAGCAACGGTTACGCGAGCAACGGTGGGGGCAGCGCCTGGCAGTTGATCGCTTAAGGAAACGATCCCGAGCTGGGTTGGATCGGAGGTAACGACCGCTTGAGCGAACTGCGGACTGATCTCGACCGTGCGAACAATCGTCGGAGCGCCGGGAGGCTGCAGATCCCGGAGCTGCTGAACCATAAAGTCGCTTTGCAGGACAGCTAAGCCCTGAAGCTCCTCGGTCATCAGCATCGTGCTATCGCCTGACCAAGTAGCTAGCGACTCCTTTAGCTGAGCAAGGATAGCGCGTAGGCGAGCTGCTGTCTGTGGCGCAGAACTAGGATCTAGCGCTGCTAGCCGTTCGGTCGTATCAAGAATGACGTCGTTGTAAGCCCTGACGATGCGACGAGCGACACCGTTGCTGTAGCGATTTAGGTCAATCGCGTTGCGGTAGAACTCAGCGTGCTGTGTCATGGCACGATCCCTATCTCTTCTGCTGGGCAGGGAGTCATTACCAGGACATCAGCACCAGCCCGCAAGCAACGCTCGATCAGCTCATGCAAAACGAACTCGACATGCTCGACATTCTCTTCTAGCTGCATCTCCTCGACTTCGTATTCTCTGCCGTCACGGAACCAGGTGCAGCGGATAACAGCAAAGATGCGATCCGCTAGCGGCTTTTCGAGGACCGTGAGCTGTTGCTTGCGCGGCTTCGATGCGCCCATTGGAGTCCTCCGGTTGCCTCACTATGCCGGGATCTCTTCTGTATCTTCCGGCTCTGCTGACTCTTCTGGGATCGTGTTAACAGCGCGAGGTTCAGGCGGTGCCATCTCGACGTAACCGCCTGCCTGAGTTGATTCCAGCTCTTCCTCGACATCAAACTCATCGCCCAGAACCTCGCCTTCATAAAGCTGGTCGAGCAGAGTTTTCTGGCTAATCGTGCCAGCCGTATAAAGCTGCAGGAGCGATTGAATCTCCTGAGGCTCCAGACGAGCACCAAGGAAGTCACGATTAACAAAGCTGCTACCCACTTCCTCGATATTTAGATAATGGGCGTGGTGAGCCAAGCAGTTGTCGATTAGGTCTTGCATGTTCTGCGCGATCACCATCATCGTGCTGTCGCCTTGGCTGCGGTCGATGCGCTTCGATTCAGCGGTCTCGGCAGAGAGCTTCTGACCAAGAACAGCAGATAGACCTAGCTCGTTGATCTGGCTGGCTAGCTGATCGAGGCGGCGGAACTGCGAGTCAAAAGCGTTGCTGGGGGGAGCAATGTATTCAGCCCGTCCGTCGCTTGGGAAGCTGATCGCTTCGCCTGGACCGGCGCTGACTTCTTCTGCCGATTGAGGGAAGCCGTAGAACGCCAGCATCGGCACTGCCGAAATATGGAGCTGGTTATCCAGGTCGCTTTGAACTTGGTACGCCTTGAGATTGAGATTAGCGATGTCCTCAAGCGGCGGGCGTGACTCCATGAAGTTCACGCGGTTCGAATAGGCGATGTCAAACGGGATGTGATCCATTGTCGTCGTGCCGCTGTCATGCACGACAAACTGCCCTTTAGCGTCATGGCGGTGGATCTCAAAAGCGCCAGGGGTCAACACCCGGACCTGCTCGACCTCCTTTTCACCGTATTCGCCATCAGGTTCGATGACCTTTTCGAGGAGGCGCAGCTGAGTAAGCTTCTGCGCTCCGTCGATCAGCTCAGTACGCCAGCCGAGGATCTCTCTTGGCGTGTACGTTACCCAATAGGGACGCCCAAGCTCACCAGCAGCAGGAGCATCAACCAGGACACCGATGTGCCCATAGCGGACCATCTTGCGGCAGGCTTCATAAGTCCAGACGTTCAGGTCGTTGCCTTGCAGGTCAACGTTGAATAGCTGCTCGCGGACGACATCAGAAACGTCGTTAAGCCTGACCGGCTTGCGGGTCAACATGCCAGCCAGCATCCGCTCAAGACGAATGTAGTAAGGCGGGCAAACGGAACGAGCTAGACGGTTGTCATACGCCTCGTCGAGTTCTCTGGGCTCCTGCGGCAAATACCGACGATGACGGCGGCGCAGTTCGTAGCTACCACCGATCAGATCTTCGATTAAAACCCAGTGCGGCTCCTGATTCCGCCAAGCAGCGTTTGGGTCGTTGACCTTGGCGACGCGAGCGGTCAGCTGACGGTCGTAGTGCTGGAAGCCGCTGTACACGTCTCTGTTCTCTCAGCTTTGCTGCATTGTAGTTAGCAAGGCTAGTAGACCCTGATGCCAGTTCCTTTACCAGACTGCATATACATCGGGTTAAACGCCCCTAGGACCAAATAGCCCAAGCCATCAGTCCAGTGCTCGATGTTAGCTGATTTGTCGATCACATAATCAGCAGCGCCTTCTTTGTAAGTAACGTTCTTTAACGCCTTAATGGTGTGCTTGCAGCGAGGATGGATGAACATCCGCATCTGACCATCAGCAGTGCGGATCATCCAGTTAGTTGCGTTGATCTTGTCTTTAACCGCCCAGGCTGCTTTCGGGCTGATGCACTGGAAGCCATAACGCCGGATGATGTCATGGTCGGTGCGCCCAGCAGAAGAGGTTTTAAGTGCGCTGCCCGTTGGATCGGGATAAGCCAGGATCGTTCGCCCAGGGAAGCGATCCTTCAGCATCTGGCAAACCTCATCGGTATTGGATTGCTTTACAGCGAGTTCATCCCAGATATGCACAGAGTTGCCGACACGAGAAGCCAAAACGCCAGCCATGATACCAACGTTAAAGTCAGTCCCCCAATAGATTTCTCCGCCCGTGTCTTTGACATCTTCGGAGATGTTCTCGTCGCTGAAGTCAGGGTAAACGCGCCCAGCAAGGGTCTCGAAGCTGGCCAGATATTCCTGACGGAAGGTGCGCTCGTCTAGCGTTCGACGCGCTGCCTCGACTTCCTCAGCTGGGACGTTGCCGCCCTGAATAGTGGTGTAGGAAAAGGTCCGCCAATCATCCTGATCCTGGGCTTGCTCCCATAGGTCATGGAACCAGTTCAGACCAGCTGGGGTAGTAATGAACCAAGCGGGACCACCCTGATCCGAAAGAGCTGGGCGTAGCACCATCTCCCAGGCAGTCTGCTTGACATAGGCAGCCTCATCGACGACAAGCGATGACAAGCTGACTCCACGCAGGCTGTCTTCGTTATCAGCGCCCCGCAACGCGATCATTGAACCATTTATGAACTCCAGGCTCAGGTCTGATTCATTGCGCTTAACTACCAGCTCCTTAGGAGCCATCGTCTTCAGTTGACGCCAGGCGATCTGCTTCGCCATCCGGTAGTTAGCCGTGACATACCAGTTCAGACTCTCCGGCTTCTCAAGCGCCCAGTTCAGCAGGCGAGTAATGCAAAGGTATGTCTTTCCAAAGCGCCGCCCAGAGCAGAGCAGCTTAAATCGCTCCGGTGCGTCGTAGACATCCCGCTGCGGCTCGGTCAGGTTCTTCGCTAGATCTTGTACCTGCGATTCATAATCTTCAGCTTTAAATACCCCGCCAGTCGTTACCTCAGACAGGGCTGAACCACCGGGGATGGCAGAGAGAACACTGGTCATTCGAGGATGCGAGCGATCCTGGCGATGGAGTTAATGCAACCGAGCGTGACCTGCGGCTGGCTTGACTTGCGAGCCTCTTGGGCGAGTGTCGTGAGCTGCGCCAGCAATTCAGCGGTCAGCTGACGACGGTCAATGTCCCAGTCCTTTTGGATTACCTCGTTTGCCCATTCCAGGTAGCGGTAAGCCTGCCTACGCTCGATCCCCCATTCACGGGTCATGTAGGCGACACATTCGGAGTTGGGTACGTTGCGAGCCTTCAGAGCCGAGACCCGAGCGATCCTCCATTCCTTCTCCTTGTTGGTTGTTTTCTTACCTGCCATAACTCGACCTATTTGTTTAATAGTAAGAAGCGCGGATCAGGCAGAGGCTTCCTTTTCGGCTTGCTTACGGAGCTTGAGCTGGGTTTTTGATTCCCAGGCTTTCTTGTATTGCATGTTTTCGAAGAGCTTCGAGAAGCCGGTGATGTGTTTTAGGCGAAGGACTTCTTCAGCTTCCATGCCGAGTTCAGCGCAGATCTCAGCTTCTGACCAGCCGTTTTCAAGCATCTGGAAAACCATGTTGCTCATCCCGTCAACGGAATGCTTACCTCTGGCACGGTTATGGCGAACGGTTGATGCCATCCGGTCGTTAATTGGCTTATCCAGGACAACGATGGGAAGCATCCCGCAGTTTCGATCGCGGATGTCCTGATTGTTCCGGCAAGTAAAGTAGCGGTGGAAGCCGTCGATGATGACGTATTTCTGAACGGTTTCGTCCCAGATCGTTACGACCGGCTGCGTGTAACCGTCATGCAGGATTGAGGTATAGAGCAGACCTAGCTCGACCTTGGCAACGCTGTTGGGGTTGTAATCATTAGGCTCGACCATCTCGACTGGCACCCAGCGGATCCGATCTACGGGCTGGGATTTAACAGGGCTGAGTTCATGGAGCTGCTGCCTGAGCTGCTCAATGACGACGAGACGCTCAGAGTCTGGCAGGTCTTTCAGGGAGGAGAAGTCGATCATTCTGCTGCGGTGACGGGTTGGATGCCTTGCTGGATTGAAAGCTGGATGTATTTGTTTTTAGCGTTGTTGCGATGCGTTTTACCTTTCATCCAGTTGCGCCAGTCTGCCATTTGCGGGCGAGTTTTCCAGTTGTCTAGCTGAGTGAAGTGATAGTCATTGCTTAGGACGGCTTTGATCTGAACCCGATACATCTCTTCTTTGTCCGGGAAGAGCAGGAGCTTTTCGTCCATCTGCTCGAAGTAATGCCTGAACTTTGCCTGGTGTTCGGGGTGTATGCAGATGTGTTTTAGGAGGTGGTCTCGATACTCGCGCCAGTCTTTAAACATGTAGGGCAGAGTTTTCGGGCAAGCGTAAGCATCGGTTTTTAACTGCCCAAGGGTGTTAATGCCAGGGAGCCTGCGACAGAGCGCTTCCCAGGTGTGCTTCTCGATTTCCTGGAGGTAGTAAAGGCTGACGAAGCTGGTCTCGTGGTGCAGGTTAGAGACCCGCATCTGATTAATCTTGATGCCATAGCGGTATTGCTCGTCATAGATTTTGCAGTATTCCCAGCCGTTTGCGTGGATGGCTTTCCAGATGTCGGTGTAACTCCAGTCGTAGAGGGGGTAAAAGGTGTAATGGCTTTTGCTTTTATCGAGGATCTGCCCCCAGGTGATGTGCTTATAGGTAACGGCGGTGGTTAACGCCATGGCACGAGCGGGTGACTCCTCGCAGCGGACACCAGCAACCCAGGCGACACGCTTATCTCCCCATTCGACAAGGCTGATGCGCTTAAAGAGCTCTTTAAAGCGATCACAGTTATAGCGGTTGACCTTAATGGAGTTTGGCTCCTGAGGTCGGATCCATTCTTCGCCTTCTGCCCAGCAGTTCAGCCAATCAGTGTCAGACGAGGCGCTGTTAAAGAGCCTGAGTGGGATCTGGAACCACCAGAGGTCGATGTCTGGGTTTGTGCCGACAGAACGGACGTAGTCCACAACGGATTGCCATTCTGCTTCCTGATCGAGGAAGACGACTTTAAGGGGGAGGCGGTTTAGCTCTCGCGCTACCTGAAGAGTGAGGTTGAGGGTAACGGTTGAATCCTTGCCACCCGAGAAGCTGACGATGACATCATCGAACTGGGAATAGAGGTAGCGGATCCGGTCTAGGGCTGCCTCATGAACGGTCTGATCGAGGAAGAATTTCATCCTTGAACGATGGTGTAGTTACCCAGGGTCGAGACATCGCCGTAGCTCTCGAACTTGTGCTTGTAAAGCAAGGGCGGATTTTCGATGTACTGATGGGTTATTGGGGTGTAGTGAGGGGAGATGAACATGAGGAAGAGCTTGCCGCCTGGTTTTACGAGGGAGAGCGTCTTTGCGAGCTTGCGTGGGGGGATGTATGACGCGGAGCCAAACAGGGATAGAACGTAGTCGTATTGGGTGTCGCCAATGACAGGGATTGTGTCTTCAAAGGTCTGGGGGAGAACTTGAGATTCTGGATGCTTCGCTAGCAGTTCGTTAAGCATTGCCTGTGAGGGATCAATGCCCAGGTACGGCTCAGCGTGTGGGTAGTGATCCAGGAATAGTCCTGTACCGCAGCCAATGTCTAGGACGCTGCCGGATTTGTAGCCGATCATCTCCATGATCTGCCTATCCTCTTGCAACGCCTCTTCGCCACTCCAGATGTGGTCGTATTCAAGAGCTACGTCGTCGTAGGGATGGGCAGGGACAGGCGGCAGAGGCTCGGATTTATCGGTGTCGATTCTGGCTCGATTAAGCAGGATGGACTCATCAGGATCCGTCGTCATCGGCCAATAGCGGTATTCCCCGAAATCGAAATAACGGCGCACGGTGCGCTTTTTACCCCAGACGCGGAGCTCGCCGTAACAGAGGATCCAGGCGATTACATCCCGGTAAAGGGAGGGATTATCCCAGGTGTCTTTAAGGGTGTACCAATGGGGCAGCCAAGGCATCGTCTTGGCGAACTTGTATTGCTGCCCTTCGAGGATCGCGCCGATCTCTTCGGGCGACATCATGATGCGATCCTCTTTTCGATGGTGAAGGACTCATCGCAATGAGGACAGGTCAACTGGATTAGAGCTTGCTCTGCTTTGTCGTTGAACTGAGAAGCTAGCCGCTGCTCTTCGCGTTGAACAGTGGCGTCAGTAACCCCGAGACCAGCACCTTGAGTTGGGTTCAGGATCGGTTTGTATTGACGGTCTTCATCGGAGATCGAGCGCAGCTCTTCATCTGAGAGCCCGAAGCTGCTGGGGGCAAGGATGGAAGCGATGTCCTCGTCGAAGTCGAGGGAGGTAATTTTTTCGAGTTCTTCCAGGAGGTTCTCGTGATCCCAGGAGGATTCATCTGCGATCTTGTTGTCAGCGATGACGTAAGCAGACTTCTCTTCTGGCGAAAGATCCCGGAGGATTCGACAGGGTAGGTATTCGAGGTCTAGGCGTTTAGCTGCTTCGAAACGTGCGTGACCGGCGAGGATTGTAAATTCTTCATCGACGATGAGCGGCTGGGTAAAGCCAAATCGTTTGATAGCGGAGGTTAGCGCTTTGAGCTGATGCTCAGGATGCTTGCGCGAGTTTTTAGGGTATGGCTTAACGAGGTCAATGCTGATGTCAGCAGTCTGAATTTCAGCCTGTGCGGTATCTGCAGCAGACAATGACATGAGGCAAATAAGAGGCGCTGTGGCAGGAGCTTAGCAGCCTTGAATTAAGAGGCAAGCGAAGAAGATCTGAGCTGGTTAATTTTTGGCTCGATTAGATGATGAGAGGAGACGGTGCCGCAGTTACTGCCAATGCAGACACGGATGCAGCCATCATCGAGCGTTTCCCAGGTCGGCTGGACGGAGGAAGCGGCTGATTCGACTAAGTGGTTCAGGCGTTGACGGGGGCTGTGGGTCATTGATCTGCTGGTACAGCGCTAGGTAGTAGTCATCCCACAGTTTGAGGATGGCTTGCATTTGATCGTTTGTTGGGCGGTTCATAGACAGAGCAGAGGACGGCAGCAGCGATTGCTTCGACGATGGGACGAGAGCAGGAACCGTTAGAGGCTTTTAAAGCGGCTGTAACGGCGTTTTGGTATTGGCGCAGGCTGAGAGGCGGTGGAGCTGCCGGGGAGCCCGGCGTCGGATCTCCTAGAGCCCGCAGGCGCATCAGTTGCGAGCGATTAAGGTTTAATGCCTGCGCCTGGGCGTCGAGGTGCTGGCGCTCCTCGGGGGTCAGATAGACCTTGACTTCAACTCTGGTCATTGGGATGCCTGAGATCTAAGGAAAAGGATTTGAGCCCTAGCGAAGGCGATCGCTTGGGCTGCCATTTTGTTTCGGAGTTCGCCGGATGCAGGAGCAGAGCAAGGGAACCTAGTCCGCCAGCCAGAGGCTTTTGTCGTCATACCTGTAACACGACCAAGATCAAGAACGCAGGTCCAGTTAGTCGGATCCTCTTTGCCAGTAACAGGATCCTTCGTAACAAGGGTTGGCGAGATGAAGCCCAGCATTTTCTGTTCGTTCCATTCGCCCTCGATCTCAGGTCGGAAGCGAACCATTTCGGCGCTGCCCTCGAACCATTGACGGTCGGACTCCATCTGCTCATCAAAGACCTCGGCTTGTTCGCCAGAGAGTCTGATGCGGATTGGCTTGCGATCCTTGCGGAGCTTTGCTTTACGTCCCATTAGGTTTAAAAGTCGAGTGGCTCTTCGTCATCGGTTGCGATGACAGTTTGCGGGAAAGGCGAGCCCAGGCAAGGGCGGACATCGAGATCGGGTCTCAGGTCGCGCTTGCGTAAGCCAGGGTTGCCTAGGCGCTGAACAGTAAGGGCGTATGGCTTGGATTCATTAGAGATGATCCAGCCATTTGCCCAGGTGCCATCAGGTTGAAGCAACTCAACCGAGGAACCAACCGGAAAAGGCAGGGGGGAAAACTCCCGTCCCCCAGGATCAGGGGATAAAAGAGAAATAGGGGGTAAACCTCTACTTTCATGCGCGTAGGGAGGGTTTTCCCCCTTTGCGACGGTTTGCCCCCCGGAATCTGGGGAGGGGGTTATTTCTCCCCCATCCGGGTCTTCTCCAACCAGAATCGCCCTGAACAGATGGGCGGGACGACCGCCATCCAGTCCAGGCGCAAGCTCGCCGCAGCGACAAGCCAAACCTTTTTTGATCAGGCTGCGAAGACTGCGATCGGCTTTCTTTGCCGGGATGTTCAGATGGTCTGCCAGCTCCTTAACGGTGACGGCTGCTTTTACCTCGCTGCGCTGAACCATGTAGTCGTACATGTCCGCTTGGCGTCCGCTGAGGTCCTCCTCTGCGTCTGCAGCAGCCTCAAGGGCTAATGCCTCATCGCCATCGCCGTGGCTAATCCAGCCGTCATCCTGCAGCTCTACGAGCAGCGTGGTGCTCTTTGCTCGCCCTTGGGTCTTCAGGACAACGCGTTGATCGCGCTGCATCTGCCCGTCTGCAGGTGCGCGGAGCCAATTCATTAGGATTAGCTGGGATGCTGCTGCGGGTAATGCGTTAGAACCCCGGCTGGCGTTAGTTGCATTGCCGCCAGCAACGCTTTTATTCGCGTGGTGAATGACGATCAGAGTGCAGCCGTGCGCCGTAACAGCGCTCATCAGCTGACGCGCTGGACCGTCAAACGCTGAGGTCGCTTCGTCGATGCCTAAGCGGCTGACGCAGGCGTGGTAGCTATCAACGATGAATAACGAGCCAGGATCATCGGCTGCGATGTCTGCGATTGCACGGATGCCATCATCGTGCAGCGTTAAAGGGGCATCAGCTGACCAAAGACTCTTAATTGGTCCGCCGATGATGCCGTCTTCGCTGATTAGATCTTCACGGGCGAAGAGCTTGTACCAGTCGCATTCCGGCTGGTCTGATCCGATGATGTGGACGTTCGGGCATGGCTGGTTAAACCGACGCCCGAGAAACGATCCATCGCCGCGCCACCATGCGCCGATCATGCCGGTCAGCAATGCAGACTTGCCGACCTTTGGCGGAGCGATCAGCAGATTGAAAAGCCCCTGCATAATCAGTCCATCCCAGCACCAAGGCGTCGGATTAACGTTCAGCTTCTGCCCGTGTTTTTTAGGCTCCGGGACGGAGAGGTCATAGCCGCTTGCCCTTGTTACATAGGCGGTAGCGATCTTCTCGTTAATGGGGCAGCCGATCTCCTCTGCGTATAGGCGAAGGAGCTGCGAGTGTTTCGCACGATCCTTCTCATGAGAGACCACGGCGGCGGCGTGATCTTCGATTAAGCGCAGCAGGTCTTGATGCTCGTCCAGTGCTGCGGGCTTGATCGTTGTGGGTTTTGAGTCGGCTGGAGTAGTAGCCATCCTTTGCTTTACTCGGGGAGAAGAACTGTTTCTGGCTGTAGACACCTCTGGTTTCAAGTTCTCGAAACGCCTCTAGCTCTGAGCTAGTCGGCGCAGGGTGATCTTTCTCCCATTGGTCAAGGGCTGCGTCGCTTCGCTGCTTTTGCAGTTTTGTGTAGTAGCCCTGCGCTGCAAGCTC